GATGCAAGCGGGCCACCCCTAGCACCAATCGAGATCAGGCCCCACTCGGCAGCCGCTTCAGCAGCTCGCTCACCGGCGTCTTCATCTTCCCCAGCGGCCCGCTCTTGTCCATCACCCGCGTCTTCCGGCGCATGCTCATCTCGGTGTAGATCTCGGTGCTTTTCGGGTCGGCGTGGCCCAGCAGGTGCTGGCGGGTGAGCAGGTCGACGTCATCCTCGGCCAGCTCCACGCCGAACAGGTGCCTGAAGGCGTGCGGGTGCCGCTCGGCCGCGGGCACGCCGGCCTTCTCGCCGTACTGCTGGATCAGCTTCCACACCGTGTGGCGGTTCAGCCGCACCTTCTCGCCCATGCGCTCGTGCGCCGGTACCGACGTGTTGCGCATGTTGACGAAGAGCACCTTGTCCGCCCTGCCCTTGCGGTCGATCACGTCGCGCGGCACGGTCTTCAGCTCGTCGTGGTCCAGGTACACGCGCAGCAGCATCTCGGCCTCGCGCGGCAGCGGCAGCACGCGCTCCTTCTCGCCCTTCTCGATCACGTGCACCACCAGGCGTGGCTTGCCGTCGATGTCCTGCGGGCGCACGTCGCCTTCGTTCAGGCCCACCACGCCGCTGACGCGCAGGCCGCCCAGCAGCATGGCCAGTATCGCCGCATCGCGGATGCCCTTGAAGGTGCCCAGGTCCGGCGCCCACATCAGCTTCTCGGCGCTGGCCAGGCTCAGCGCGCTGGGCAGCGGCCGGCCGATGCGCGGGTGCCGCAGCTCGAGCACCAGGTCGCGGTCGACGTGGCCTCGCGCCTTCGCCCAGCCGAAGAACCCGCGCAGCGCGCTCACGTAGGGCTTGCGGCTGCGCGCCACCACGCCCAGCTTGTGCAGCCACACGCCGGCGAAGTGCTCGATCTCCACCGGCTCCAGCGCCATCAGCAGCGGCTTGCGCGGCAGCGTGGCCGCGAACTCGCACAGCCGCCGCAGCACCAGGCGGTAGCTCTCCAGCGTGCGCGGCCGGCAGCCCTTGGCCGACTCCAGCCAGCTGGCCCAGTCGTTGATCAGCGCCGCGTCGGCGGCCTGGATGGGGGTGGGTTCGGCGGTCACTTTTCGGCCTTCACGCGGTGGGGGTGGGAGAAAAAACCCGTGGATCCGTGGATGGGCGCTTTCACGGGCGAATTCTTCAATGCTGACAGGCACTTGCGCATCCACAGGTTCCACGGAAAACCCGTGGAAGGGCCTCCCGACCTGTGGATACATTTCGCAGTGCAGTAGTTGACATGTGGATATGGTCTCTCTCGGTTTCTGCTCTCTCTTCTCTTCTTTCTTCTTCTATTTCAATGAGTTAGAGAGAGAGAAGAGCGGCGCGCACCAAACTGGTGATGTGGAAGAAAAGGCCCGACCTGTGGAAGTTGGGGCCCGACCTGTGGAAGAGCTATGCGCCTTTCCGCTATGGTTTGCCTTACTGCCGCAACGAAATCGGGGGTTTGTAACCACAGGTCCACGGGTTTTTCTGAAAACCTGTGCCCCCCCTTTCTGAAACAGGCCCCCCGTGCCAAGTACGTCTAGGGGTTTTCCCACCCACGGTGGTGGAAAGTTGCGCGGGTCGACCCCTGCCCTTTGAGCTGAATTCGCCCGCCGGGTTAACTCGATCGAGGGGTGCGGGGAGACCGGCAGCCGCTGCGCTGCGGTGGGGATGGCTCGCCAGAACGGCCGTGGCTGCACGATCGGCATGCCGGCAGGGGTGCAGGTGCTGCCGCGCCTGCCGGCCGCTACAGCGCGCCCTGGCGCGTCAGCCGCTGCGTCACGTCGCGCACGCGGCTGCGGATGGTGCCGGTGCGCAGCAGCCCGCGGTCGAAGTACGTCGCCTTGGTGGGCCCCAGCAGGCCGGCGCGCAGCTCGGGCGACAGGCGGCCCAGCGCCTCCAGGCTCGTCTCCTGGCCGGCGCGGTGCTCGTCGGTCACCTCTTCGGCGAACACCGCCACGACGAAGCTCAGCGTGTTCGGGTGCGCCGGCCACGGCGTCTTGGCGCGCGTGGGGTACACGCCCGGGCCCAGCCCGTGCAGGTTCTGCCGGGCCAGCAGGTCGCAGATGTCGGGCCGGGGGTGCCGGGGGCTCAGCAGGAAGCGGAAGCCCACCACGCCCGGCGCGCGCTCGGCGCCCACCATGTAGGCCTCGCCGTGGGCGCGGTTGATCTCGGTGCGCATCACCCGCAGCGTGCTGGCCAGCGGGCCGCTGGCGGTGTCGCGCAGCACGTCGGCGGCACCGGCCACGGCGCGCGCTTCGGCCGCGGCCTGCGCCTGGCGCGTGCCGGCCGGCACCGGCTCGCCGCGGTACAGCAGCTCGGCCGCGGCCTTGTCGGCGCTCCAGCCCTGCACCACGGCCGTCTCGATCGCGCGGTGCAGCGTCTCCTTCGCGCCGGCGTCCACGCGCCACAGCCGGTCGCTCAGCACCAGGCCGTCTTCGTGCCTGAAGGTGCGCACGAAGCTCACCGCCGATTCGCTCACCGCCACCGCGTCGGCCGTGCCCAGCACCTCGGCCACGCTGCGGCCGGTGGCGGCCAGGCCGGCAGCGGTGAAGGGCTGCACGCCGAGATCTGCCGCACGCTGGATGGCCGCCTGAACCACCGCCGTACGCTGGCTGGCCAGCGCATCGAGCACCGCATCCACCGCGGCCAGCAGCGCGCGCAGCTGGTCCAGCTCCACCTGCCCCGTGCCGCTGCCCATGCCGGCGGCCAGGATGGTGGCGCGCAGCTGCTCGGCCGCTGCGCCGTACAGCGCCAGCAGCTCGGCGCCGGTGCTGGCGTCGAGCTGCTGCATCGCGTTGCGCGCGGCCTGGCTCGCGCGGCGGATGGCAGGGCCGGCCCGGTCTGCCACGGCTTACCCGCGGCCTCGCCCGCCGTTGCTGCCCGGCGTGCTGATGCTGGTGCCGCTCTCCCCCTTGCGGGCGTTGCCGGGCGTCACGCTCACCCTTGCGGGTGCCGGCATGCCGGGGACCCCATTGGTTGGGGGGCCGGGGGGCACCATCGGGAAGGGGTCGGCCCGCTTGCCCCACTCTTCCACGGCCTTGAGGATCTGCGCCGGGTCGTACCCCATCTCCTGCCACACCACCGGCGGCGGGAAGCCCAGGGCCTGCAGCTTCAGCGCCAGGTCGGCCACCTGGTTGGGCGTCTCGGTGCGGCGCTCGCTGAAGCGCAGGGTGAACTCGTCGGGCCCGGGGCTGATGCCGCGTAGCAGCAGGTGCACGCGGAAGCACCACTCGTATTCCCAGGCCTGCGTGTCCTGCAGGTGGTCGATCTCATCGTAGTAGTCGCGCTTCAGGTCTTCCAGCACGTCGCGCGCCACGCCGTCCACATAGCCGAACAGGGCCTTCGGGAACGGCGTGCCGGCGAAGAAGGTGTCCAGCAGGTGCACCACGTCCTCGATCTCGCTCAGGTTCGCGTCGCCCTGCACGGCAGTCACGCTGCCCTTCTTGTTGCTGTAGAAGTCGGTGGTGATCTCGCCCTTCTCGCCTTCCACGGTCTTGCGGTAGGTGTCCAGGTCATCGGCCGTGGCGCCCTCCAGCACGTGGCTCAGCCGAAGCGGGGCGCGCTGCCGGCGGCGGATCACCAGGTCCTCTTCCGTCATGCGCAGCTTGCGCAGCGTGTCGATGCTTGCGTCCAGGAAGGGCCGGCCCATCTCGCCCATGTCGTCGTAGCTCAGCGGGTCATAGCGGGCCAGCTGCAGCTGCCAGGCCGCGAAGCTGGCGATCACGGCGCCTGTCGTCACGTCGCGCTGCTCGTAGGCGCGGGCCGGGTCCTTGAAGCGGCCGCTGGCGTCGGTGATGGGCACGATGGTCTCGGCCGGCATGCGCACCGCGGCCACCACGCGCTGGGCGTCGTCCAGCACCAGCTGCAATGGCAAGTTGCCCTCGGTCACCAGCGCGCGGGCATCAGAACGCAGTTTCTGCACGCGGTTCAGTTGCAGCCGCTGCTCGAAGGCCTGCCACTCCCGGCGCAGGCTGTCGCCCGTGCCGTCGGGGAACTGCATCACCAGCCCGCCTCGCACGATGTCGCGGCACACCCGGCCGTGCACGCGCTTCACGCGGCCGTCCTGCGTCTCCAGCTCTCGCAGCAGCAGGATCTTCTCTCGCACCTCGGTGCTGACGGCGAATTGCCGGTACATGCGGCGGATGGCCGTGTCGGCCGCCACACGGTGGCCACGCTCGCCGGGCGGGCGGCCGTACAGCGGCGCCAGCGCGGCGCGCATCAGGTCGGCGGCCGAGCCGGCCAGGGTCTTGATGTAGCTCATGGTGTCCCTCAGTTCAATGCCAGCGGCGCCGGGCTGGCCAGCAGGTCTTCGCGCGTCTGGCGCCGGCCCTGCACCACGGCCGGCGCGTCTTCCAGGCCGCGCGTGAGCAGCGCGTACACGCCGGCGCACATCGCGTCGAAGAAGTCGTCGCCCACCTTCTGGTCGGCCATCTGGAAGCTGCTGTAGCTGGCCCGGGTGGGCAGCGCCTTCATGTTCCCCATCTGCCGCACGAAGAGCAGCCAGTCCGGGTCTTCGCCGGTGAAGCCGGTGTCCACGTAGGGCACCGCCGCGCGGCCGTGGTGGAACACCTCGCGCACCGCGCTGGCCATCACGTGCTTGACCATGCCCTCGAAGCGCATCGGCGCAAAGGCCCACTCGTTCCACGCGCTGGCCGTGCTCTGGCCGTCGCCCACCGTCTCGCGGTTCACGGGCGTCAGGCCCTGGCGGAACAGGTCGTCGTTGACGGCGGTGAGCATGCCCACGCCGTAGGCGTCGCCGATGGCGTAGTCGGGGCGGAAGTAGTCCCACAGCGCCACCAGGTCGCGGCGGATGGTCTGGTCGCTGGTGCCGGGCATCCAGCTGCGCACGTAGGGCACGGTCACCCAGTTGCCCAGCGTCTCGCACACCACCAGCGCGCTCTTGCTGGCCGCCGGGCTCTCGCCGTGGCCCGTGTGGTCGTAGCCGAAGCTCAGCAGCCCGCGCCGCTTGTAGCGCGTGCCCGGCAGCGGGCCGGCGCGCTCCAGGCCGGCCTCCAGGCCCACCGCCAGCGCGCGGCGGATGTGCTCTTCCCATATCCAGTTGCGGGCCTGGATGTTGCGGCACAGGAACTGGCGGATGTACTCGTCGGCCGGCAGCTGCTTGCGCATGCTCTCGGCCCAGCCGGCGTCGAGCACGCCGAGCTTCAGGCCCAGGTGAACGTCCACCGTGGTCAGCTGCCGATATTCGCCGGTGGCGATCAGCTTCTGCAGCACGCCAGCGCCCTTGAACACGCCGCTGATGCGGATCTCGGGCCGGAACTTCGCCGCGCCCGGGTCCACCCCCAGCCGGCGCGCGGCGCCCAGCATCGGCAGAAAGCGGCTCAGCAGCCGCTCCTGCGGCATGTCGTCGGTTTCCTCCAGCGAAGCGATCGTGATCGCGTCGCCGTCGATCTGGCTCATGATGCCGTAGGCCCCGCCCTTGCTGTGGTTCTGCAGCTCGAAGCCGGTGTCCTTGATCTGCGGGCGGCCCTGCTTGTAGGCCACGTAAGCGCTGAGCATCGGGCTGCGGCGGATGGCCTCCAGCATGTAGTCCAGGTTGTTCTGGCTCTGCTGCATGCGCGGCGCCACGATGCCGCACTCTTGGTAGGGCTCGGTGGCCAGGCGCTCCAGGTTGTACATCTCCTTCACGGCCGTCTTGCCCGTGCGCCGGCAGCTGAAGTCCACCGTGTTGCGGTGCTGATCCATCTCGATCATCTTCAGCACCTGCACCGCGTCGAGCTCCACGTTGTGCACGTGCTTGTGCCACAGCGCGTGCGGCTTCAGGCCGGTGCGCGGG